AATCAATCGCGCCTTTATACCCGATTTGGAACTGTGCTTCGAATTGTTTTGTTTTGTTGTTCCAAAACGGCAAGATATAAGCGTGACCAATTAAGTTCGGTTCCAGTCCGAGTGCCGCACAATTGACGATTGCCCCGATCATGGTTTCTGGCGCACATTCAAATAGTTTCGGGTTGCGAGTAGCGGCGTTAATACCCAACCGCGCCAACCGCTCCGGTGTAACGTGTTTCGGTACGAGCGATTGAATCGCTTTGAATTGTTTGGCAATGAGTGTTTGTAATCCCTTTTCCGGTGTTACTGGTTCCGTTGTTGCTGGTGCTTGGTTTGCTCTTGCCGCCAATTGGCTTTTTACGTCTGCTTGATTTGCCATGATTAGATAGCCCCTTTGTCTTCAATTTGTTTTACTGCAAAACGTCGTGTCGGTTTACCGGGTTTCAAGTATTTCTGATACAGTTCCGGGTCGTCCGTCTTCAATGACTTGCCATCGACTGTATCGCGCCCCTTGACGTTCTTCCATTCGACAACGTGCGTTTGACCGATTGCCTTTTCTGCTTCACCTATTAATGCTTTCATCTTGTTTTCGGCTTCTGCCTTGACCGTTTTCGCCGCTTTTTCTTCGTCCGCCGCTTTCGTGTACTGGTCAATCAAAGCGTCATATTCATCCGTCATAACAAGGTGAACGTCTGCATTTGAACTTGGGAACAGCTGCCCTAATAATTTACCGGATGCTTCTGATCCGTCGTAAGCGGGTGGAACTTTTGGAATAACGTGATTGTGCCAGAAGTCAGAACAGACCTTGACGATGTTTTCGATTACGTCTTCATCGCGTTCAATATACTTGTACACGAATTTCTGACCACCGATCAGCACCGCAACCCAAGCGCCCTCATAACCAGTAACCGCGAGATAGTGCATAATCTGTAAATAGTAGCCAGCTGGTACCCCGTCACCTTCCCACTCTTTCGCCATGTAGATGGATGCGGTTTTACATTCAAGAATTTGTTTTTTCCCGACAATCACGCGGTCGAGGTTGGCGATCATAAAATCATGTTCATCATGTGCCAGCATTTCATTGCGACGTCTGACCTTTAAGCCGGAACGCTTCTGAAATTCCTTTGCCACCACTTCTTCTAATTCGTTACCCCAGTAAGCCGCTTCGCCCGCTGTGTCATTCTGTTCATCGATTGGCGTCACCTTGCTTAAATAAACGCCCATCGGTGAAGTATATTTGTTCATGCCGGCGATACCCGATACATCTGAACCGCCAATCCCGTTCTGTCTGAATTGTAACCACTCTGTCCGCGTCATACCTGTTGTTTTCGCAATCACTTTCATTTGTCATTTTCCCCCTTTAAAATTTCCGATAATGGAATGTTTAACGCATTTGCAATTTTCGTGATCGTGTCAATCGATGGGGTACGTTCCCCCGATTCGATGTAATGGATCATAACCCGTGATACACCGACGGCATCGCCTAAATCCTGCATAGACATATCGAGTTGACGGCGGCGCTGTCTGATCCGCTTGCGGTTCATCTTGTCACCTTCTTTCTGTTTGGAACAATCTAAATGTAAACTACCAGTTAACAAATGTAAACCCCTAGTTAACAAATAAATAAAAAAATATTAGCGGACAAAAGAAAAACGCCTATACACAGTAGGCGCCTTCTTGCTGTAATAAGACGATGGGTCCGCTGTTTCCGCAACATCCCCGAGTAGATAAATAGAATAGAACCTATTTGATTTACATTATAAAGCAATGCAACGAAAAAGAGCAACAAGGAAACCGATCAAAGTTCCTTGCCGCTCTTTTAACGATAGCTTTTATGATTTTTTTGTTGGTCGGCTGTCCCGACGCGCTGATTTAAAAACCGCCTGTTAAGAAATTTTTTAACCCGCTCCCGCAATGCCGGGGTTCCATCGCCGCGCTTTTCCGAGTTCGACGATTGATCTTATTTTAATCCTTTTTGTTTCAACAATGCAACCTGTTTCTTTTCTTTGTTCGTCACATATTTATTTCGAGCGATCCCGACGATGACGACGACGATTGCCACGAAATTCAAGACTGCATCGATTTGCTCTTGTGCCAGTTCGATGCCGAATGAAGCAAGAAGCAATTTCAACGCCCCCGAGAACGCCAGTAAAAGAATGAACCAATCTTTGGTTCTGTAATCGAATTTACCTTCCATGTGTCTACCCCTATCATTCGTTATTTGCTTATTTTGGATCCCCGTTGATGCATCAAGTGTTCGGAATTAGGTGGGTTTTCGTTTGTGGCCAAAACTTGATTCTTCGGATTTTGACCTTAAAAACGAACGTTAAACCCGTTCTAATTGGATTTTTTTCTTATCTGCTTTCAATGCCTTTTCGACTTGTTCCAGAACGTTCTTGTCTGAACGATAGGCGCCGATCTGTTTTCCATCAACCAAGACGCGGTACAAATCATTGTCCGGGTTCGGTGCCGGTTTACTTGGCGCTGTCGGTTTCGGTTTCGATGGTGCTGGTGCCGATGCGCCCGGCTTGATCGTCTTGCCCATTGCGACCGATGCGATTGCGTAACAAATTTCGTTGAACTTGTCTTTATAGATTTTCATGTCGCTGGCGTTGTCGATGAAACATACCTCAACCAAATAAGCGTATGGGTCCGTTTCTTGCACCCAGCCAACCCAAGACCCCGATTTGTGACCGCGATCTTCTAAGCCGGACGCTTTCACAATTGCCGCCGAATATTTCGCCGCTTGCGTTTTGAGTGAATCAAACGCTAAACATTCCGTACCTTGTGCCGACCCGTTAAACGAGTTGAAATGGATTGATAGGGCTAATGTATTGCTGTCGCCGTACTTATCAGCGAACGCGTCCACCTCGCGGACGGCTTCGGTCCAAACACCGGTTCCGATTGTTGCCGTGTCGCCGTCGCAACGTGCCACGATTCCACCGTTTGCTTTGATGATAGCTGCAACTTTATCAGCCACTTTACGCGCTTCGATATGTTCTTGACCGTACTTGCTACCGGCACCAACTACTTTTGCCGAATGACCAGCTGTGATTGCATACGCTTTATAAGCCATGATTGATTTCCCCTTTTCTGTTATAGGAACTTAATTAATCCTAACACGATGCCGCCGACAATAGTAATCCCGATCCCGAGCGTCTTCCAAATCTCGACACGAATATCTTTTTTGTTCGTGTTTTCGGTTCTGGCTGTTGCGGCGGATTCGACTGATTGCGCGCGGTTGATGTCTAAAACCTTATCCAACGTTTCTTTGACGACGCTTATCATTCCTTCTTGATGACCATTTGCTTTTGACTGTTCCGTTTTATATGAATCAAAGGAACGTGCCAGCTGATCCACTTTCTCGTCGGTCCGTGTTGCCTGTTGCGTCATAATTTTTAGCGTGTCTTGAACCGTGTTGATGATGCCCCACTGATTCTTGTCACTTTCTTTTAAATCACCAACGTCTTTAATAACGTTACTCACGTTTTTTTTGACGTCGTGCAATTCGGATTGAATGGTTTCAATCTCTTGCATAAGATTTGCACCCTCTCCCATGATGTACCTCCCTTGCGACTATGATTGCTTTGTATATTGGTGCGTTGATTAGTCTTGGTGTCGTAAATCCACATGATGTAAAAAAAGAGCGATCCATTTTAGGACCGCCCTGTCTTGCGTTATGAAGTTCTTAAAGCGGCGGATTCTGTTCAGTTGCTACAATTTCATCCGCTTCTTCTTGCGTCAAACGTTTTTTCTCAACTTGAAAGTAAACATACGCTTCATCGCAACGGCGTTGTTTCCACATCGATAAAACAAAGTTATACATTAATGACATTTCCCTATCTCCCTTCTTTTTAATTATCTATTTGAAAGATTACATCATTGTTAGATACATTACTGTATCTTCCAGTGAAGACAATCTCGATTTTAGATTATTGTTTTCTTCTTCGAGCAATTCCATTTGGTTCTTATCTGGCTCCGGTTCTTTGTCGAAATAACAACGCCCCGTCTTTTCATTGTAAAACAATGCAGGTAACTCGTCATTATATTCCGGGATCGGGTATTTTAATTCCGTGAACTCCGGCACCTGTTCTTGATCGGATTGCAAAGTTAGCGTTACCCGGAAGTTCGAATCGTATTGAATGAATGTTTTCAATGTTTAGCCCTCCTTATTGTTCTGTATAGACAGCGGTCCACGTTAATCCGGTTGATCCTGTGTTTGTCCGTGTGAGATAAGCCGTGAAACCGGTAGGGGTAATGTTTCCGACTGAAACCCCCGTCACACTTGTACCCGGTACAGTCGTAAGGGCTGTGATTTGAACGGATGGGGTCCCTTTAAACGGCGTTGCAAATGTAACTGTTACGCCGGTTGGCGTGTTTGGCGCACTTGGTACAATTGACAATCCGCCGGTCTGGATGTTGTTCGGTGTGAAAACAACGTTCCAAGGGGACCAAGAACCACCCACCAAGAAGCGAGTATAGAAACGCCCTGCGTTCGTCCATGCCATTTGAATACCAGAAGTCGGGTCGGACATCATCACCCAAACACGGTGATATACAGTTGTTCCAGATGGGTTGTTTACCAAGTTGTTCCCGTAGTAGAAACCGGAATTTAGTAAGACATCCAAATCATAACCGGTGATACTTTGAGTAAACCCGAAATCATCAACCAATTTAGCCATCTGTGCATCGCCAGATTGTAATTCCTGTTTCCATTCGGTCCAGACGCCACCGAGACAAACGCGTGTATAAGTTTTCCCAACCCAATCGTTTTCGAGGTTAGTAAAACGCTGGATCGTGTTTCCGGTCGTGTCTTGACCTTCAACGATCAGAACCGCTAAATCATTTGAGTTAAAAGGTCGGTTAGTATATCCGCTGTTACGCGGGATGCTGTAAGTCCCGGGCTGTAAAACGGTATTCAAGTTCCCGCCGGAAACAACCTTTCCGTTCCCTGTATCTTGCGTTAATTTGTATTTTTGCGGTGCATCTAACTGCGTTTGCAAGCCGCTAATATCTGCAATCGTCATAAACTGCCATGACGCGCTATTTGCCGCCGATGCCGCTTTTAGAAACTTCCCGTTACTGCTTGTTCCTGTTGCTGGTACATGACTGTTCCCGTCACCTGTCGGGTGGGCGTATACCGTCGTGTTCGCACCGTCGATGGCAATGACCCCGTTCGTCGCCGGGTTGGTTACTTTATTTGCTCCGGTCGATACGCCAGCCAGTTTCGTGAAGTCTGCCGCACTCATTAGACCGTTGGCTGATCCGGTGGCAACCGCTGTACTTGCTTTTGCGTTCCAGATATTCTTTTCTGCATCTGTCGCAAAACGATGCCCCGAATCCTCAACGATCATTGTAGCCGGGTGCGTAGCTGGGTGGGTGTATACCGTGACTTGCGAACCATCAATGGCAATGTTCCCGTTTGTCGCGCTGGATGTCGTCTTGTTGGCTCCGGTAGAGATTCCGTTTAGTTTGACCTTATCTGCGGCGGCAAAGAAGCCAGATAGGGTTGTCGTCGCATCTGCATGGGTGTGGGACGTTGCCGATTTACCGTCAAGCGCTGTTTGCAATCCTGTTACATCCGCGATTGCGTGACCGTGTGCCGATGGTGCGTAAGTTGACGGCTTGTTTACAATGTCCGTCCAGTCGATGAACTGCCATGATGCACTATTTGCCGTTGCGCCAGCTTCTAAGAATTTACCAGCGTTCGTTGTACCCGTTGCCGGAACGTGAGAATTTCCATCACCTGTCGGGTGGGAATAGTTGTTTGCGTTCGTCGCAATGCCGGTCAACTTCGTAAAGTCCGCGGCACTCATTAAGCCCGCTACCGATGCCGTCGCAACCGCTGACGTTGCCAAATCAATCCATGAAGTCCAAACCAACGGCGCTCCTGTTGCGTATCGGGTCCACATCTTTTTACCGCCAGAATCAAAAACAAGCTGCGTGACTCGATCCGTTGCCGATGCCGCGACCATGATGCTACCGTATGCAAAACCAGCCGGACCATTCGTGACGGGTGAACCGATTGCCGTGACTTGCGTTGTAGTGTAGGTATTCAGATCAGCGCTGTTCACGCGTGTATCGTTACGCGGTACAGAAGCATTTTTTGCATCGACTTCCGCGGCGTCTGCTTTTGCTTGCGCTCCTGCTGGTGTTTCTTTTGCGGCATACGCGGCTTTCTCTGCATCTGTTAAGAAACGATGACCAGAATCTTCGACAATCATCGTAGCTGGGTGGGTCGTCGGATGCGTGTAAACTTGCGCCGGGACGCCATCGATTGAAATTTCACCATTGTTCGCGGTGTTCAATACTTTGTTTGCACCGGTTGAAATACCATTCAACTTCACTTTGTCCGTTGCCAGCATCAAACCATTAACCGTGATCGTGACCGGTGTAGTTTCTGCCTTTGCGTTCCAAGCGGCGCGTTCTGCTGGTGATAAATGTTTGACCGCATCCGCGGCGTGAAGGTCAATCCGACTTTGTACAAATTCGGTTGACGCCACTTCGTTCCAGTCATTCCAAACGCCATTAAAGAACACGCGCCAAAACTTCCGATTCCCTGCGGCTGAATTTGTATTGACGACAAATTCTTGTGTTAAATAACTCGAGTTGACCGCATGAACCAAGACCCAACCCGTTCCGGTGCCATTTGGTGCATTAGTCATGCTTGATCCGTAATAGAAACCGGTATCTTTAACCGTGTTCAGATCGGCGTTTGTAATTGAAATCGAATAACCGTTCGATTCTGTTAACTTTTTTAGCTGTGATGCGTTCCATGTCGCCCGCTCTTGACCTGTGATGTGTCGGATCGCGTCTGCCATGTGGCTATTAAAATCATTTTCAATTTCATTGATTGCCAGCACGACGCTACCTTTTGCCGTCGTCACCAGTGAAGCAAGGGAACCAACCTTATTATCTGCCGCTAGTTTCGCATCTGTTACGGCTAAATCTGCAATGTTCGCTGTCGGGACAACCGGCAACTGTGAACCGGTCAATTTACTGTCCGCCCCGAGTGAAGCGACGCCATTTGCCGCCGCCTTTTGAGTTAATGGTATTTTCAAGTCGTCAGATGCTTTGACTTCATTGATTGCAGCTGTAACGCTTGTTTTGGCTGTCGTCGTGAGGGTTGCGAGTGATCCCACTTTGGCATCTGTTGCAAGATCGTTGTTTGTGATCGAACCATCTGTGATTTGTGCCGATCCGATTGCGGGCAATTGTGAAGCTGTCAGTTTGCTGTCTGATCCGAGTGTCGCCACCCCGCTTGCGGCTCCTAATTTTTCCGAGTGGACGGAACTTAATTGCAATTCCTGTAACGCATAATAACTTGTATACATCCACCAGTTCCACCATGCCGCCGGTGGTTTATCTCCCGGCGCCCATCCACCATCGATTTTAGCTTGTGGTGGTTTTGTTCCGGCTGTCTTCCATTCCGGCAATACTTTTACATATGGCATCTTGTAACCCCCTGTTTAAATTGGCAATACTACTTCTGTGTTTGGATCGAACGAACCGGATATGGTTCCGCCAGTTGTTTGGGTTGTGTTTGCAAACCCTGTCGCGGCGTCGTTCTCTAATACATCATACTGTGAAGAATAGGCGAATGTCCCGCTTAAATCGATAGCGGCAACCCGGACACCGGCGGCGACGACACGCTGGGTAATCTTACCGAACTGAACGGCACTGATCCCGGACGCGTTGATTACATCAATCGGTAGACCGGTTATAATGATTGCCGCCGGTTCGGGTGATGTCGGGTCGTCATATAATTCTTTGATGCGGAATTTATTCGGTGTCGTATTCAACGTGACGGCAAGTGAATTAATAATACCGTCCATCGTGCCGTCTGACAGGTTACGAGCGACACGCGCGCGAATTAGGATGCGTAGTACCTCGTCTGTCGCCTGTCCGCGTAACTGCCCCACGTTCGCCGCGATAAGGTCCAACGTATCTCCTTCCGCTTGGTTGATGTCCCGCCAGTTCTCGATTCGTTTCAGTGTTTCATCTAAATCCTCCATCTGACCGGATGCCAGAAGGATCAGTTTTCCGATGTTGCTGTTTGGGTTTTTTGTGTAAGATTCCGTCAAACTGCGGATCATGTTTTCAAAGATGCCCATTAGATCACCGTCACTTTCGCCGTGTCTGTTTGCGCTACTTGGTTATCTGCAATGACAAGGTTCGCTGTTCCGAGCGTCCCGGCGCTGGTTCCAATTCGTACCTTTGCATCATCAATGCCGGTGATATTAAAGACCGCCCGCGTGATTTGCGAGATAATAACGTCTTCACCCATTTGAGAACCGACGTAAATTGTGCCATCGCTTGCGGTACCGCCGATTAGTTTAACCACTTCATCTTTGACTAATGTTTGACCGTTTGCAGGGAAACCGGCGTTAGTTGTTACATCGACTTCGACGAAAATACTGATTTGCGCCGCGTAATCAAAACGAACGGTCTGTGAGTTGCCAGAATCATCAATCACGGTTCTGACTTGCGCCCCAAGTGGTTTAATTCCTGCCGCCTTGCGTGAATAAATGGCTTCTGCAATGCTTTGCGCGTCGCCACCTAATACATACGCATGAATCGATTTAGGGTCATTCCCGTTGACAGCTGTATTTTCATAGTTTTCGATGATGGAAACAGCCCGGACACTTGGGACTTCCAAGATTGCAGCCCGGATTGAATTTGTCGTACCCGACCCGCTACCAGAAGTAGAATCTAATAGGCGGGCTACCAGTTCGGCGTCGGTTTCAATCTCGCGCCCTTCGGTTGATCCAAGTGGATTTGTTACGGTCAAAATATCTGCCGATGGTTCCGCTTGTATAGTGATCGTGTTGGCTGGTACGTTTCCGGCGACGCCCGGGAATAACGCAACTGCCGAACCGGTACCGGTGCCGCCAGCACTTAACTGAACGTTTTGAGTGAGGACAAAATAAACGTCGTTTTCAGTTGTGAACTGTGTACCTTCCAAGATTGTGAAGTTCGGCGTTCCCGTAAACGATAGGTCAACAATCGCTGACTGTTCCGGGTTACGCTGGGTATTATAAAGCGGTGTGAGGTAATCCAGCTGAACGCCCTCCGCCTTTCCGACGAACGCCGAATTATAAACTTTTTCCGCCAGTTCCCACCCCTTCGAATGGAACCACGCGAACAATCGAATGATGATTCCGAGTGGCGACCGTTCCGTAGTGTTGATGTCATCCCCGAACAACTCCCGGGCTTTGACGTCCATTTCTGCTTGTATTTCGGAATAATTCTTTTTCTTGAATCCCTTTGCGTCTAATCCCATCAGATTTCGACCCCCTCAACTTCTAAGATGTCACCTGTATCTTTAATCAACTGCATCGTTACTTTTAATCGGCGCGTTTGGAAGTCCGGCGTTAAGACAATGTTTTCAACCGATGCAATCCGTTCATCTGCGGTGGCGGCTTCGATGATTGCCAGCTGTGCCGCGTCTTCGTTAAATGGTTTCGTTTCAAACGGTTCCCGATCCATTCCATAATTTAAATCTAAGAACCATTCACCCCGAGCCGCTTCAATATTCATTCGAACCGATTGCGCCAGTTCCGCGTCACCTTCGATCATATTGAAATCGCCGTTACTGATTACCAAATCGCGGTTATACACTTCTAACGTTCTCATAATTCCATCACTCCAATAATTACGGCATCTTTAATGTCGTGCATCCGGGACGCGTCCGGGTCAAACGCTTGATCTTGTAAATTATCCAGCGCTCTTTCGGCAAAGGACACATAAACAATATCGTCTTTTGACAAGGCGCCAACGTGTTTCAAGACCGGCGCCCCTTCGATCAATGGATATTTTTCTTTCGTCCCGTCTTTGTAGGCGGTCATAAATAGCAACTCAATATCCGCTTCTTTTTTCCCGGCGTCATACTTGATTACTCGAGCAGGCGCGCCAGTGTGAACAGCCAGACGAATTGCCCGGCTGTACTGGTCGAAAAACTTGGATTGCTTCGACATATTAGACCACCTCAATTTCTGTAAAGAATCCATCTGACGTTGCAACGTGCTTTCCGTTAATGACCCGGAATGTTCCGTTTGCTGTCGATGACTTTAATTTTACGATGCTTGCCACCGTGATCCGGTGTTGTAGAAGCATTTTGACCTTATACCCTTCGTTCTCGTCGTCATCGAACGGTTCGGGTGATGAAATCAACCCGGTTTCCTCGCTGACTGTAAACCGTTCGTCAAATCCATCCCGCAACGGACGAATAACAAGCCGCCCGCGCCGGTAATAGATGATTGACCCACAATCCCTTACCACTTCTTCCAAGTTGTTTAGGATCAGCCCTGTAACGGTGTAGCCCTTCTTGTAAATTTTATCACGGGTCAATTTCGGTTTGTCCGCCAGCTTGATCCCTAATACAGTAATCAATTTGCTGATAATGACCGACCCTTTTGTTTCCTTCTTGAAAGCAATTTGTATCTTTTGTTCTTTGTTCTGACCCTTTTTCTTGCCGCTGGTATATTTCTCTGCTGGGTCCGCGGTCTTTTTCGTCACCTTGATCCGGCTGAAATCGTCACCTTCCAAGATGAAAATGGTGGTTATCTTGTTTACGCCGTCACGCCGTGTTCTAGCGCGTGTGACCATTCCAGATGCCAATACTCCTATATCGCCTTTGTAGCCAGCTTGCAGGGTGCATTTGACGCCACGTTTGATTTTAGAAATACTGTCGGCGGATAGGTTGTATATTTCTATTTCGGTTTCGTTCGGTTTCGAATCGTCATCAAAGGGATTTTCGAATCGGATTTCTAGCCCGTCTTCACCTTCATTCGTGTAAGACGCCTTGTATCGTTCACTTTCAAACGTTACCCGCTTTACCCTCATAAATTGTTCAGTCTGTTTGTTCATCTTCATCCTCCCCGCTACCGTCCATGATATAAAGGAAAACGGATTCACCTAAATTTTCATAGGAAACCCGTTTCGCTTTCATACCAATATCTAGCGGGATCAGTGTAGGCGCTGGGATGTTGACCCGCGGCACATCAGCCCACAACGCGCGACCGAGAACCAATTTTTCGCCCATGATGAAGTCAATCAGTTCCCCGGAATCCCCCACTTCGAATAAATCGAGCGTGAAGAAGTCACCCGTTTCGTTGTAATTCACTTGCATTGTAAACGTCTCGTCACCAAGATCGATTTCAAAGCGTTCGGGTAATGTTTCCTTATCAATCGGAATGATGTCATACACCGTTTTAGCCAGTTCCATTTGTTTCACCCACTTTTTACTTGATTCTTAATGTTACACCAATCGGAATCCGTCGGTCTGGATATTTGTTAAAAGCCCGTAATTTAGAAACAGTGGTCCCGTATTTACGCGCCAAATCCCAATATGTGTCGTTCTTTTTAACACGATGGTAAACGCGCGGATTAGGTCGCGGCTTCTTGCTGGTCGGCTTCTTTTTCCCACCATTCGTGACCGGCTTCTGTGCTTTCTTTTTAACCCAAGGGCTTTTTGACAACCGGATTTTTTGTACCTTGATCGATACCGCCACGCCGTTTCGGATGCTTGAATTATGCACCCGGTCAACGTCTGTGATGACAACCGCGGATGCGGTGGCACGACCCACATAATTAATAATCGTGCCATTGTGCATATAATCCCGCAACGTTCCCAAGCGTCCTAAATAGTCTTTACCTAAAATTTGCGCGTCGAACGCCAGTTTGGTGCTGTTCCGCTGGATGTGGTCCGAGATCGGGGAACCTTTTTCAATTGCGTATTCTGTTACCTGTACCGATTCGTTTACTACTTCTTCAATTACGTTTAGATACACTTTTCCGAGTTTAGCCATTAATAATCAACCTCCGGTCCAAACAAATCAGTAAGATTCGAGAACATATCTTCATTTGCTTGCTTGATTTGTTCTCTGACGTCTCCACCGTCGCCGCCACCCGTCGTGATGTTGTATGTCGGACTGAAATTGATGATGGTGTTTGATCGTCTGTTGTTCGTCGTACTTCCAAGTTGCGCGCTTTCGCCGCTGTACCCTTCATTGGCGACGGTCAACATACTTTCAGTTCTCGCAACCGGCGGCGGAATTGCCCGCGGCATTTGCGGAACTTGCGGCATCGGTGGAATCGGAACTGCTGGAATGGCTGGCATTTGCGGAATAGCAGCGGTCCCTAATTTTTTAGACATCTGATCGATTTGGCGCATATTCTCATTCATACCAATTGCCAGACCTTCAGACGTCCATCCGCCGTACTGGATCATAACTTTTGATGGTGAAGCAATTCCGAGGATTCCGGTAATTCCATCTTTGACCGTGTTCGCAATGTTGGTGATCGTTCTACCAACCTCGCTTGCCATGCTTGAAATACCACCAATCAAACCTTGGATGATATTCTTACCGATTCCGACTAAATCAATGCCGGATAGCGTGTCTAAAATGCTGTTTCCAATACTCATCGCCGCCTGTCCGACCGCCCCGAGCAATTGCAGGATTCCGTTTATTAGAGCTTGGATCAGCTGGACACCAGCCGCGAGTAATTGCGGTGCCGCCCCTACCAATGCTTGAACCAATGCAACAATTAATTGCAATGCCGCCGCTACTAATTGCGGTACCATCTGAATGATTCCGTTAATTAGGGACGTAAGGATTTGAACCCCTGCATTGATAATTTGCGGTAAATTGGCAATCAACGTATTTGCAAGCTGGGTAATCATATTGACTGCCATTGTGACCAATTGCGGCAACATTTGAGTGATGCCCGTGACCAATTGCGTGATGATGCCGATACCGACCGTAATCAGTTGCGGCAACATACTGGTTAATGAATTGACCAACTGCATGATAATTTGCATCGCTGTTGTCAATAACATCGGTAGCATCGTTAAAATCCCGTTGATGATTGCCATTAAAATTTGCATCGCCGCCGTTAAGAGAAGCGGTAAATTGACCATGATTGCATTAGCCAGCGCCATGATGATTTGCATTGCCGCTGTCAGTAGCAAAGGTATAGCCGCCGCGATTCCGGCAATCAACTGCTGAATCAACTGCATACCCATCGTTAGTAATTGCGGGATCAGCGTGACGATTGTATTAATCAGCGTTGTAATAATCTGCATCGCAACCGGGATCAATAGCGGAATCATCGTGACGATTCCTGTAATCAAAGTGGTCAAGATATTAAGCGCTGTCGTAAGCAAGACCGGAAGTAATGTCGTGATACCAGCCACCAATGCTTGCAAAATCTGCATCCCGGCTTGTAACAGAACCGGCAATAATTGACCAATACTTGTGACCACCATCAAAATGATTTGAGATAATGCCGTGACTATCAACGGAATACCTTGGGCGATACCCGTGACCAGATTTGTGATGATTTTGACACCCTCATTCACGAAAATCGGTACTTGCGTGACAAGGAACGTTGCAATGCTTTGAACTACGGTGCCTATCGTGCCAGCAAGGGACGTCGCGTTGCTTTGAATACCTTGGGCTATTGCCGGGATGAAACGCGAACCAGCTATGATTAAGCCCGGAATACCACCCATTAAGAAACCGATTAGGGTTGGTATTAATTGTGCAAAGATTTGTCCGATCTGACTGAAATCACCGCGGAACGCCGCGACCAATGCAGAACCAAACGCGGTCGCTTGCTGAACAATCGTATTGAAAATTGGTGTGATGAACGGCGCAAGGAAACCGAACACTTGTTGCGCGACCTGTTGAATACTGCGCCATGCTGAATTAACGGCATCTGCAAACACTTTATTATTTTGATATAAAGCTGTTAACGCGACACCGAGCAAAGCAAGACCAGAAATAATAAGTGGGATCGGTCCGAGTGTAGCCAGTAGACCCGCCGCAAATGCCATTCCTGCTTGACTG